AGAATGTCATAGAGTGCAGGATTTGATTGAGCTAGAAAGCCCAACATTTCTAAAGCACCCTCTTCTATCCAGTCCGTGCCATAAACGTTATGCCCTTGCATAATTTTGGCTGGAGAACATTTCAGTTCTACATACGGATGACCGATAACATCATGGAATAGCTTGAATGACATTGCGGTATGTGAAGTCGGAATTTTTGACCAAACATGATGCAAGATTTGAGTTTTTACATTCCCATCCTCATCCTTGTATACATCGTAAGAACCAACTTTAAGATTTAGGTCGAGAAGATCAAAACAAATAATGCAGTGTCGACCATCACTTGTTAATTCAACAAGCTCAGTTTTAACAGGAATCCACATTACGATTTTATCTAGCATAAGAACCAATTGAACATGTATACATATTACATTTGGCAAAATTTAATACATGTAGACATGAATAGCAAGTACAAATTACATATATGCAAGTATTATTGTCTACATGTTAGTTGAATACAGGTTGTTTAAAAAATGGCTATTACAGTAAGAATGAACGACAAAGAACAGGAATTATTGAGAAAAAAATGTATAGAATTGAATAAACAATTGATTAATAGAAGTTTAATGCCAATAAAAGAAAGTGAATTAGTACACATTATTCTTGAACAATGCATTAGCAATGTTCAGCTCACCGCAAGCGGTAATTTAAAAGTAGTAGAAGAATAATTAGAGTAAAAATGAAAAAAAAAGAATGACTACTGCTTAAATTTAGGCGTTAAGTCCACTCCAGAGAACGTGGACTTTTTCGGCGACATGACGCTTTGCAATGGTCGAGCTGCGAGCCCTCGCTCCGCCCCATTGCAAAGCTTGTAGGCGTACAGAATGTCGCATAACTTAATTTTATGTTAAATGACTTATAAACTGTCACCACAACACCGCTATCGCTCTTAAAATCGCAATGACAGCTATTGACAGCTTGAACTGGAACGCTATCAACAGTAATTCAAGTAACATAATATAGAGTTATGCGAAATCCTAACGCCTATAGATCGAATTACTAAGCGTCAAATTATTAAGAAAGCGTTGAAGTTTAACGTCTTGCTGTATTGCCCAGACCATCAATTTTACTTCTGTGATCTGATCATCATCTGCATTTTGTTCTTGTAATATCTGCAAATAATCATCAAGCATAACGATTAATTTATCTGTATTCATATAGTTGCATGTTAAAAGTCATAGACTACGCCTTGTGACCCTCTACGCACGCTTCGAGGGGTTCACAATTCCCCTGAATGACTTTTATGGTTAATCCCTCATAGAACATAAGGGAGGATTTTGTAATCAAAGAGAAGAAATTTAGATTTTCGGCTGCTCTATCTGCGTAGAAACTTCATTTCTTTGCGTTTCTGTACTCGCCATATCAGACCGATTTTGAGAAGCAAAGTAGTTAAACGGACGATCATTGTCTTTTATCAGACGCTCACAATCAGCTTGTGAAACATCAAGTTTTGTTCCTTGTTGCGTATATGCCTGATATTTTGAGCCGAACTTTGTGCAACCACTAAATACAGGTTTTGCCGTAACTTCATAAGAAACATTTTTTTGTATTTCATTATCATAAGGCTGATTTGGATTATATGTTACGGTTGTTTGTCTATTGTCTCCAGTAGAAACAGAAGAACCATTTTTTGTGATCTGATCAAACCATTGTACGCATTCAGGCTTTTCTACGTTTGCGCCTTTTCTGCATTCTGTTTCTAAATTTTGCATACCACTGGAGACAACTTGCGGAGTAGTTTGCATTTTATTTTCTTCAGTAGCCTTTTGCCCTGTCATACCAACTATCGCATTTCGAGCAAGTTTATCACCGCCCGACTTTGTAAATAGAAACCATGATACAGACATTAAAACAACAATGGCAATAATGGCATAGATGAATTTACTTTGTATTTTAAACTGAATAGACGTATGTGCAGATGCACTTGTATACATGTCTTGCCATTTTTTCTTATAGAAGAATTTATAACTGTCTTGATAGTTGACTGAACGTGTTGAAGCAGCAGCTTGCCACGGATCACGCAGCCAACGTTCAAATTCGTAGATAGTTGCAAATGGCGGTTTTTGTATTGGACGTTTCACCAAATACATTTTTTCGACTAATTTCCGAATGCCTTTGTTTAGTCGTTCAGGGTCTTGCGTCATCAAGATAATATCTTTGTTCTGATGACCATGTGTTGTTAAATCAACAATCATGGGATTTTGTGACATTTTTCCATCACTATCACAGTATTCAAGGCGTTTATGTATTTCATCCATAAAAATAATTGAGTCATGCGGTACATCACGCCAATCCTTTGGAGCTTGCTGAATGAAATCACATTTTTCTGCATGCCCCTCAATATCTGAATAAATCTCACGAACAATATCCGTTTCAGGATTGAATTTTCCTGAATCTATTCGTTTCTGAATCTCAAGATTTTTTTCATGATATTCATAAGCCATTTTTGCAGCAAATTGGCTTTTTCCGTGTCGTGGCTGCCCAACAATTAAATAAATAGACATTAGCTTGATGCCTTTCCTATAGTTACCTTGTTAATCATCAATGTAACCTTGAGAACACATGCCCCCACGATGATTGACAGCCCGTAGTCAATGTTACCCAATGCCAATATCTGCAACACGTCAGCCGACATTTTGCCCCACTCAGTTTGAGCGTATGAGATCAACTGATTAAACAAGGTTAAAACAACGGCACTGGAGAACACGCCTAAACCTAAACCCTTTAAAAGTGATTTTCCTGTTTTTGAAAGTGTTGCATCTGCTACAGATACAAGAATACTTTTTAAACTCATATTTCTGAATCCTCACCTTTTCGACCAACACCAACAAGAATCATTGCAGCAGATAAAAAACCTATTAGCGGTGCAACAAATGACCACTTTGAAGCAAATTGACAAATCGGCTCATAACTAATTGAAGTAGTACCTTTTGTTCCAATTGTTATATTAATTGGAATAGGTGCAGGGCAACCAGGCGTTGATTTAAATGTGCCTGTATTCAATTGACCTATATTTATTTCTTTTGGTAATTCAGGTTCTTCATTTTGATCAATAGAATCATCTTTCATGAAATCACAAACAGTATTAGCCCAATCACAAAAATTAGGTAAATTAAAGCCATTAGGAGCAGGCGTTGGATTTTCAGGCGTTGGTGCAGGTTGATTTGGTTTAATACCAGTATCGTTTGAATTCGGCTGAGATTTATCTAATTGACTTTCAACCTCTTTAACGGTTGGTGAATTATCTTTTTCCCATTGATTTGCAGGCTTGAATAAGTCAGGTGCGATATTTGGATTCCATTTAGGATTTAACTTAGGTGCAAGCTCAGGGTCAGCAAAATCAGGGTGTGTATGATTTGCATAATCAGCGAGCTGCTCTGGTGAAAGCTGTTCTTTTTCTTTCGGCGGTTCTACTAACTTTGCATCTTTTGTAACACGTATATAATTCGCGGTTTGAGTTCCGTTATATGTAAATGTTACTTCAATATCAATAATTTGAGGAATAGAAGATGAAGATAGATCAGATACTTTTGTTGTATGATACTGATCAGCCCACATATTAGAAATTTTACAGTCTTTAGCAGTAGAATTCGTTTTACAGATATTAAAATCAGGAAATGCGTCAGCAGGACAAGTATAAACACTAGTACCCGCTTTCCATTTGTAGCCAAAGTTTTTACAGCCAAAGCCAACATCGCCAGTTTGTTTATAACGCCAAATAGATTGTGCGTTTGGATCAATAACCCAATCAACAGCCTCAAGCAAACCCTGTAATGCGGCAGTACCCAACAAACCCCACCCAGTAGCTTTTAATAATCTACCCATGCCAACAGCGCCCATTTTAGAACGAGGACTAGCTAATCTAGTGTCAATTGAGGTCTTATAAACAGAATCGTTTATCGCTTTTCCATATTGATCAACTTTATGCCCTGTAATATTAAGTCTTTGATTCTGATCAGGAACTACATCGTAATCCCATTTTTCAGCAGCGCCCGCAAATGCAGTATTAAAAGTAATAGTAAATATAAGAAATACGGAGAATATCTGTTTTAAAAAAGCTTTGCGCCCACTATAAGCCACATGATTATGCATATATATGCCCCTAAATTTTCTATATCCATATTCCACCCATAAAAGAAAATGCCCTCAGTTGAGGGCACTGTTTATTACATTGCTGATCGTGCCCACTTGAACACTTTGATCACTACAACAAGCGATAACACAGCAAGACCAATCGCACTAACTGTTGTAACGCCATCTGTGATCGTTGTTACAACTGATGTAACGTCAATTGGTGCAGCATTAGCATTGCTCATAAGCGCAGCAGATACGGAAACACCGAATCCATATTTTTTAACAGCAGCAGCAAATGCAGCACGGTTGCCGTAGGTTTTGTTCATTGCATCGTTTACTTGGTCTTGAGTTAATTTTTCCATGATGGAATCCTTATTTAATTGAGTGCTTTAATACACTTTTTGATTACAAAGACCGTTGCAAACACTAATAGACATGCAAAACCAATGGTATTACCCTCTACTAGTGTTAACTTCGGTAACACAGTGGGCATTTCTACCCATTCAAGGCACTGATTTGTTGTCGAGTCGATTTGATTGCAGACCAGTGCCATTTCTTAAAATCCTTATGCAGCCTTAACTTGTTTTTCTTCTAACTGGAGAGGTTTGCCGTCTCCAGTGGTTTTGTAGAAAATATTCATGCCATTCATTGTTGTTGATAATTCGACTGGCAGATAAATTTCACGATTTCGATATGAAAGATAGAAGTCTTTCATGTGATGATGATCTTCAATAACACGAACATTTTGAGAAGCAGGAACCCATTGTTCCAAACCTCTATCAAACTTTTGTGATTCAAAGATTAAGCGCATTGTTAACTGACCTTTGTCATTAACACCAGTTTCGACATTAAGAAGTTTTGCTTTAAAGATTAATTGAGACATGATTTTCACCTATGCGGTACGAAGTTGATAACTAAACATTGAGACTGGTTCGACAAAGTTTTCAGGTAATTGCTCTTCAAATTTCATTTCGAACATTTTGATAAATGGAATAACGTTGTTGGTTGACTGGACATGCAGGTTTTGAAGATAAACAAGTGAATAGCCACATTTTTTTAAAGCAGCAATAAGGTTTGAAAACTGAGATTTCTTGTATTTTGACTTCATTTCTTCATAGCCAAATTTTTCAAGATCGTAATAAAAACGTTCAATATTTCTAGCTTTACGCTCTGAAACCGTACCAGCAGGGATTTCTTTTTTAAATGCCTTAAATAGCTGTATGTAAACATTGATGTGACAGAAATTCTGTGACGGTTTTTCATGTAGACGTTGTAAGTATGTACCGCTAAAGCCAG